GCTGCCGTCGGCGTTCGCCCAGATGCGCTTCACCATGCCGATGTCGGCGACGGCGACGGCCCAGATTTCGTCCTGCTCGTCTATGCGGTTTCTACGGAGGTCGAGCATCACGATGGCGCCATGGTCGATCGTCGGCTTCATCGAAGTGCCGCGGACGCGAGCGAACTTCAGCATGTTGAGCGGCGCATCGGTGAATTCGCGCAACCAATCTAGCGGGAACCATCGCTTGGCTTCACTGACCGCACTCTCTCCGAGATAGGTTCCGCCCGCGCCGAGCGCCAAATCTATCTCATCGATAGCAACCAGCCCAAACTCCTCCGGAGCCGACGTCGATTGTGGGTGATAGCTTCGACGATCGTTAAAAAGCGACGGATTGTTTCGCTTCTCCGCTTCGCGCTGCATCTGAATTCTTATCGCGTCGACTTCGGTCAACTCGGTATCGTCCGGCAGCAGCATCACGATCTTCTCGTCGGTCGCCCCGCGCAGCCAGCCCAGATTGATGCTCAGTTTCTCGGCGATCTTGGGGAGATGTCGGGAGTTCGTCGTCTTGCCGTTAAGTATCTGACTTATTGCGGATTGAGTGACGCCAACGGTGTCCGCGAGGTCAGCCTGGGTCATCTGCAACTCATCCATTCGCTCGATGATTCGCCTAGCGGTGATGGGAACGGAGTCGGCCATGGCCGCACCATAGCGATGCCCACGAGGCTGCCCCCTTAAGTTTACTGTTGATCTTATATTAGTTTGCTTATACTGAATAAGCATGATCACCACCATGACACGGTTTGAGGCTCTGCAACTCGCAGTGATCCGCGCAGGCAGCCAAGAAGCGCTCGCGGATTTCTTGGGCGTCAGCCAGCCGACCATTTCGAATTGGGTGACGCGATCGAGGCAGATTCCGGGCGAATACGTTCTGCACGTCGAGGCGGAATATGGTGTGTCGCGGTGCGACTTGCGTCCTGACCTCTATCCGCGTGAATTGATGGTTGATCAGCACGTCGGAGATCGCTTCTGCGGCATCGACAGTCATATGCGCGGCCCCTCTTCGAAGAGGCGGGCAGCGGCATGACTGCGCTTCGTCTCAAAGACTATCGCCCGCCATACCTGCGCAAGAGCTACCCGCGCGAGGCATATCCCATCAACGGTCTGCGCGGCGCAGCGCATGTGATCGGCGTGTTCGGCCTTCCCGTTGAATTTGGATTGCCGACCGAAGCAATCGGGTTTCGGGACGAAAAAGGTAAGCTCCGTTGTATCTGCGCCTACTATCCGACCGCAGGCATCATCATGGATCTGCGCATCAACAAGCATATCTCCAGTCTGGCGCACCGCCGGTCCGCCACGCCGATGGAGCATGACGTTGGCCTTCGGGTAAATCCGACCCTGACTGGACGCCTCAACTGGAATGCCCGAAACTTTCGCGGCGAGGGCCTCTGACCATGGCCGGGGGGCTTCACCATCACGACATCGCGGGGGTCCATTCCTTCCCCCCGGCGATCCGGTGCGCCGAAGCAGTCCACGCGGCTGTGCCGGACTGCGAACAGGCCGCGGGGGTCGAGACGCCCCTCTCTGCCGCCCCTGCGGCCTGTTCGCCCTTCGCATTCCACGCTGCCCCCTGCGGCCGCTGCCCCGGCACCCCGCGCCGCCGCTGCTGCCTGGTCCTCGCTGCCACCATCGGCGCCGGCGCAGAAGGCAGTAAATTCCAGAACCTTACTGCCCCGATGGGAGAGGCCGCGTGAATTCTCGCCACACTCGGGGCCGCTGGATGGCAGCGGCTTATCCCTCAACCATCGTCGGATGGCCGATCGTTGGTGAGGGTGGGCGCAGCATCGCTAACGTCTCCTGGCTGCCGAAAGCGCCTTGGCAGACTGATGATCTGTATCGCGCCTTCTTTGATGAATGCCTCGCGAACGCGAAACTGATCGCCGCCGCGCCCAAGATGCTCAATGCCCTGGAAAATATCAGCGCTCGGCTCGCCAATCTACGTGCTGTCATTCGCCTCGAGCGCGAGATTTCAGGGACCGGCAGGCAGCGGTTCAGCAACGTAGCGGATGAGATCGAGCGGATGATCGAGGCGGCGATCGAAGATACGCGCGCGGAGGTTCTATGAGCGACGATCGCTACATCACCCTCTCGGTCGAGGATCAGGAGCTCAAGACCGCCTGCGGCAAGCTGGTGCGCGCCTATGGCGGGCAGGAAGCCGCCGGGGAGCGCATCGCCCGCCCGCAGCAGCATGTCAGCGCCTGTTGTCACAAGCGCCGCGACAAGTGGCTGCGCATCGACGAGGTCGCGACGAACGAATCCGAAACCATCGGTCACGACGGCCATCCGCACGTCACCGCGCTGCTCGCGCGCCGCGGCGGCTTCGAGCTCGTGCCGACGCCGGCGATCGCCGCGACGGGCCGCGACCTGCTGATCCTGTTCGCCAAGCAGGCGAAGGGATCGAGCGACCTGGCCGAGGCGATCGTCGATGCCCATGCCGACGATCGTGTCGACGTCGACGAAGCCGCCATGATCGAGGCGGCCGCCGACCAGGTGATCGCCACCGCGCTCGCCATCCGGGCCGAGGCGCGGATGATCCAGCGGGAGGCCGGCCAGTGAACGCGCCCGCCAGCCCGCCGAAGCGCAATATTGTGTCCGGCGACGATCCGAACCTGCGCCAGCGGCATTCGATGATCCCCTGCCCGCACTGCCACGCGCCGACGCTGGTGCGATCGTCTGAGCTGGTCACGCCGACCAGCAAGGATCTGTACTGCCTGTGCCTCAATCCCGATTGCGGCGCGACGTGGAAGGCGCAGCTTTCGATCGTCTACATGCTGTCGCCCAGCGCCATGCCGCGCCCCGGCATCGACATTCCGATGGCACCCGCCAGCCTGACCCGAAAGACCTATTTCCCGCCGCCCCCCGGCTTTGACACGGCGACGCGGGACATGTTCGACGATCCGCCCGGTCCCGAGCCCAGCCAAGCCGCAGCCTGACAATCCATCCCCGCTCAAACCCCCGCCCCGGCATTTCGCCGGCCCCCTGACTGCACCCTTTCGACGGACACCCGATGGCCCTTGCCGACGACATACTTGCCGGTCTCAAATCCGCCTTCCGCTTCAAGCTGCAGAAGGGGAAATGGCTGCAACAGGGCCTTTGTCCGCAATGCGGCAAGTGGGAGGTCTATTGCTGCGCCGACCAGCCGCGCATGGTCAAATGCGGGCGGCTGGAGAATTGCGGATGGGAAGACACCGTCCGAAACCAGCTTCCCGACCTGTTCGAAGACTGGTCGAAGCGCGCGCCGGCGAGCGAGGCCGATCCCAACGCCACCGCCGACGCCTATCTGTCGCACGAGCGATTCCTCGACCTGCAGCTGCTGCGCGGATCCTACGCCCAGGAAACCTATCACGATCGCAAGCGGAACCTGACCACCGCGACGGTGCGCTTCGCGCTGGCGAACGGCAGTTGGTGGGAACGGCTGATCGACCGCCCGGGCCGTTTCGACAAGAAGGCGCGCTTTCGCTGGATCGACCCGGAGGTCGCCAAGACCAACCCCGACGACGGATCATGGGGCGGCCATTGGTGGACGGGCCCGACGATCACATGGGAGATGCTGGCATCGGCCGAAGAGATCTGGCTGGCCGAGGGCATCTTCGACGCGACCGCGCTGGTCCAGGCGGGCATCACGGCGGTCAGCCTGATGTCGGTGAACAACTGGCCCGAACATTCGCTCGCCGAGCTCCTGCGCGTCATCGCCGAAAAGAACCCGAAGCATCGGCCGAAGCTGGTCTTCGCCTTCGACGTCGGCGCCGCCGGCGTCAGCTTTACCCGCAAATTCGTTCGCCTGGCGCGGCTCGAAGGCTGGGAGGCGACCGCCGCCCAGGTGCGGCCCGACGGCGAAGGAAGCAAGCTCGACTGGAACGACCTGCTGATCCGGCACCTGGACTGGAAGGGCGACCCCGACCGTGCGCCCTTCAGCCGGGTGATGATCGACGAATATCGCTGGAACGGCGCGGTCACCATCGCCGAGACCGCGCGCGACAAGGCGAAGCTGATCCACAATCACCGCGGCCTGTCGAACTTCACCTTCCGCTTCGACAGCCGGACCTGGGCGGCGAAGATCAGCTATGACGACGATGACGGCGATCGGCGCCAGCGGCTCGACGTCGAGGAGATCGCGAACTGCGCTTTCCGGATCCTTTACATGGAGCGCGACGAGACGCTCGATGAAACCAACTTCTTCCTGCAGGTCGATTTCCCGGAGCGCCACCGCCAGACGGTGAAAGCGCGCTTCAGCAGCAATGCCTGCGCGTCGAGCGGCGAGTTCAAGAAGCGGCTGATGGCCTTCGCTGGCGGATGGTCGGGCACCGCCGAGCAGCTGGACCGCCTCATGCGGCAGCAGACCAAGAACATCAAGATCGTCGAGCCGCTGCCCTTCACCGGCTATTCCGACGCGCATCGCGCATGGATCTTCGGCGACATCGCCGTCCGCGACGGCCGCCTGGTCCAGATCAACAACGAGAAATATTTCGATTTCGGCAAGGCCGCGGTGAAGCTGCGCACCACCGAACGCATCCTCTCCATCTCCTACAACCCCGACCGCCGCGAATTCGGGTGGGTCCGCGACTTGTGGATCGGCTGGGGCGAGCGCGGGCTGGTCACCCTGTCCTTCTTCATGATGTCGCTCTTCGCGGTGCAGATCCGCAAGGCGCAGGAAAGCCTGGGCTTCCTCGAAGTGACCGGCGACGCCGGCTCGGGCAAGACCACGCTGATCACCTTCATGTGGAAGCTGCTCGGCCGCTCGGGTTACGAGGGCTTCGACCCGAACAAGGGCACGCTCGCCTTTCTCGGCCGATCGATGGTCAAGGTGTCGAACCTGCCCGTCGGTCTGATCGAGGGCAACCGCGAGGAACGGGGCGGGATGCGCCGCCAGTTCGACTGGACCGAGCTCCTGACCCTCTACAACGGCCGCTCGCCGCGCGGCACCGGCGCCCGCACCGGCGGCACCGAAACCGTCGAGCCGCCCTTCCTCGGCGCGATCTACCTGATGCAGAATGAGCGCATCGACAGCATCACCGCGGTGCTCGAGCGCTTGATGTCCTTTTCGTTCGACAAGGAACATTGGACCGACGCCAGCCCCGCTGCGGCCGAGCGCATCGAGCAGCTGCAGGTCGAGGATGTCAGCGACGTCATCGTCCATATCGTCCGCGCCGAAAAGCTCTGGCTCGAAACCTTCTTCGCCCAATATCGCTTTCACCGCGAGAATATGAAGGGCCGGACCAAGGGCCTTCACAACACCCGCTGCATCAAGAACCATGCGCAGCTAGCCGCCGCACTCGAGGCGACGGCCGCGATCCTGCCGATCGACCGCCAGGCCGGCGACGAGGCGATCGGCCGCACCATCCAGTTCATCGATTCCATGGCGCTGGATCGCCAGATGTCCGCCGGCGGCGACCATCCGCTGGTCGCCGAATTCTGGGACAAGTTCGATTTCATCCTCGCGACCGAGCAAAAGGCAGGCACCAAGCCCGAGGACAGCATCAGCCGGCACCGCCAGGAAAACCTGATCGCGATCAACCTCAACCAGTTCGACCAGCGTGTCCGCAATCTCAACCTGACCCCCGTCCGCATGGACGATCTCAAGAAGCTGCTGCGCGGGTCGCAGCGCCGGAAATACGTCGCCGACAAGAATGTGAACGGCCGCGACGGCGTCAGTTCGCATTGCTGGATCTTCGAAAACCCCAACCCCGACGGCCGCCCCGCGGCCAGCGCATGAAGGAGAGTGCCCGATGGCCCGCGAAGTCTTACGCTTTGAAGCCGAAACCGACCCGCCGACGGTCCATCCGACCCGGCGCGACGCCGTGATCGCCGAAATCGCCGCGATCATGGGATGCCGCACCGACGGCGCCGACAATCCCCCGCTGCTTGCCCGGAAGCTCGTCGACAAGGCGTCGAGCGTCATCGCCTGCCTGCAGCAGGTCGCCCCCTCCCAACCCGCACTGGAGACCACCGATGCCCGCTGATCGCCATATCCACGTCTGCGCCCGTTGTAGCGTCGAGCATAACAGCCCCACCGCCTATCCGCCCCCGGGCTGGGTCTGGCGCGGTTCCCGCCTCTATTGCGACGGCTGCTGCAGCCTGGTCGCCGACCCGATCGACGATGCGCAGCCCAGGGACGAACGGGATCCCGACGATCTGCCCGCCGCCGTCATCATGCTCGCCAGCGGCGCGCTGTTCAACCTGACCTGTCCGCACGCGGACGAGATCGACATTCAGGACATCGCCCAGGCGCTGTCGCGCATCTGCCGCTTCCTCGAGCGCTATCACGAACTCACGGCTCCTGCCGTCCAGCAGGAGGCCGCGTGATGCCGTGCAACTGCCTGTCCGAAATGGACGCGATGCTCGCCGAACGAAACACGCGCCTGATCCAGTCACTTACGCTGGGTCGCAATGAACATCCCAGTTTGTTGAGGCCTGTTCTTGAAACCGAGAAGGTCGAGCCGCGCAAAAAGGGTCGCGCAGCCCGCGTCATTCCGACGTTCTGCCCGTTCTGCGGCACCCGCTACGAGCCCGCGCCCGCCGTTGCGAAAGCGGCCGCCTGATGTCGTGGAA